TTCATAGTTTATATAATTATTATATTATAGTTCCGTTCCTTGCTTGTACTCAGAAGTAATTTTAATCTCATCATTATCATTTTCCGGAAGTTCGGTTTTTGTAAGATCAGCAAAAGATTGATTAACACTAACCGGCTGTGTAAGAAGAGTTGGTGTAACATTAATTTCGAGTCTAAAGTCGTTGTTGCATTTTTCGCAAGTATACGTATTCTCCAAATTTAAAAATATATTTTCTGTAAAAGAATAATTACCACAAGGACAAGAAATAGTGACTTCACTTAAATCCAATAATTGTTGCAGTTCACTTTCAAATTCTGCAGTCAGGGTATCTACTTTATTTATCTTTAAAGAAGAAACAATAAATGATATTAAGAATTGTATTACGAAAGCGAGAATAGCCGTCTCCCAAAAACCGAATACACTACGTAAGCCAAAACCAATTGCAATAGATACTAATATAGTAATAAGAAGCGACCTTAAAATAGTCATATAGCTATTTTAGCCAAGTCTTCTGGAATATCAAGTATTAACTCATTGATCTGATCAATTTTATCGGTTATATTTTGAACGGCACCTCTATTAATACTGCCAGCTGGTTGATCAAATGGTAATTCTGTAGGATCACCCTGAACCGGTTGCTTTACTGCTCGAGCTAACATATTACGTATATTCGCTAACCTTGAGAAGACCTCACATAGCTCTTGATTCATAGATTCAAGCTCAAATGGTAAGATAGGGGGTGCTTTTTGGTGTTTTTCATTATCCTTGTACATATCAATTTGATCTTGTACATTCATATGAAAATTAATAGGCTTATCTTCAGGGCCTACACTATAAGGAAAATCCGCTCCATCCATGTAATTATTTATGCTAGAGACTAAATAATTTTATGACTAAATTCGAAAGACGTTTTTATAAATCTCTCACCGAGGAAGCAGTAGAAGAGCGAGAAGCTTTTGAGGCAGAATTAGATGATAATACTAATGCAGGAGACTTTGATGTTGATATTGATGTTGATGAGACTGTTACTGAAGAAGATCCAAACGTTAAAGCAGCGCTAGCTGTTAGTGAGCGTAATGCAGCTATGAGAGCCACACTTGAAGGCTGGGTGGGTGAGATTGAAACCTTTTTAGAGTACTTAAATGGGTCGTCTCCTGACTCTATTCAAACTCTTCTAGCTAATGCAGAACCCGATACTATTTTTGATAGAATGAAAGCTTCAGAACAACGTAAAATTGCTAGAGTTGCAACAGAGCTTGCTGCGTTAAACGAATCATTTAAAGGTTACCTCGCACAAACTGGCAATGCTCAGTTTAAATACGTCTGATTTCGATATTTTTTAATTTCGGATAACCTTACAATACCTTCGATTCCGTCGAAGGTATTTTTTTCTATAAAGCTCCACTTTATTTCATCTATCTTACAAGCTATAGCAATATCATTAAAGTCTTTAAATCTCTTACCGAACTTTTCCGGCCATATAAACACTCTCTCCCCTTGTTTCAATAGTACTTCAGACTTTACTAAGGATGCTTGATCAACCCATTGTGAATCAAGTATCCACGTCTTATCATACCATTTAAGCGTTGTATTTAACTGCTCTTCTTGTCGTTGTGTAAATGATTTACCACGTTCAGTAATACCTGCTACAGCAATTGAATTTTTCGTAAAAAAAGCATTAATTGGTCCTTCAAATATATAAACACAATCATGATCGCTACTTACACGGTCAATATTAAAGAGAGTTTTTTCAGCATTTACCTTTCCTAAATATTTCGGTTTAACTTTATTATCTTTGTTTAGGACTGTTCTAGTTTGATAAAACTCAATTTCATCCTGCTCATTAAAGAAAGGTATAACGAGTCTATTTTTATGAACCATATCGGTTAATGATACATATAACGCTGAAGGTTTATTTATAGCAGTATCTAACCGTCTTTCCTTAATTAAATGCTGAACAGCCGTAACAACGTTGCTGCTATTATAAAAGTCAAGCTGAAGCTTGTCAGACAAATTAATACTATCCTTAGGTAAGGTAGTGACTTTAAAGTCTGGTTTAGAATCTTCACTTCTGCTAATAATATCTTCAACATCCGGTACATGCTCTCTTAGTTCTTTTATTACATCTTCATCAGTAGTGTTCGAAACTTCCTTTATCCACCTTAGCGGCTTCCCTGACCAACCACAGTTATGGCAAAAAATATTTTCATTTTTAGGAATGTAATAACACCGTCTTTTTTTGCCTAACGATTTACCTTCCCTGCATATAGGACAACTACACTGATATACATTGTTAAATTTGTTATACTTTGGATAGTAACCTAACTCAAAAAACTTAAGTATAACAAAGTCTTCAGGAAGCGATATCATTTAACTTATTATACAGACTTTTCATAAAAAACAAATTATGCCAGTCTTCTTTCTTATCAAGTATACGCTTAAACGAATGTTCTTCACAATGAGAAAGAAATGTCTTATAACAAGGGTCTACTTTAACTTCTAATTGTTCCTTATAATACTGCTTTTCTTCCGGAAGTGACTCATACTTATCCAAACAAAATATATCTAAATTTCGTTTAAATATTTCTCGTTGTTTTTCATCTAGCATATAACTTGGGTCCTCAAAATACCTTTTAACCGACGCTTTACCGAAACGCGGAATACCTGCTACATTATCTGACTTGTCTCCAGTTAGGCATTTTGCTGTAAACCATTGATCAACATCTCTGTAACCAGTTTGTTCTTCGAAGTTACCATCTTCAAAAAACTTCTTACGTATAGGATCATATAGAGTACATTCAGAACTAATTAACTGTAAAAAGTCCCTATCTACAGAAATAATAACTTTCGAACCTTCGTGCTCTCTACAGATATACGCAACAATATCATCAGCTTCTAACTCGCGTGGAAAAATAGAATTAATCCCCATTGAATAGAGTATAGATTTAATTACTTCATTATTTTGATGCGGGGTAGAGTCTTTGGATCTATTACCTTTATATTCTTTAAGTATACTCTTGCGTATATTAGGTTTATACTCTTTCTTTTCATCCCATACAAATATTGTCTTATCTGGAACAAACTGCTTCACGTAGGAGCTAACAGCGTTAAGCGTAAAGTATATGTGAAAGTTATTTACCTGGTAATCCGAGTGGTTTTTTGTCTTCTTCGACTGAGCCTTCGCTGTATAAAACGTTCGGTGTATTAAGTTGTTCCCGTCTATTATCAGAGTTTTCATTCTTTTTGTATTGTGCTTCAACAACAGAATATACCTTTTTAGGTAGCTTCTCTACAAATGTAATTATATCATTGTTCCTTCCATTATCAAACGACTCTCTTGGAACTTTAACGTTCTCCATTTTTGGGAGGGAAAGACACCCTACTGTATCATCTGTTAACTCAACTATAGCAAACATTTGTCCAATGTAATCGCCAGTATCAACAGCATAAATTTCTCTTTTACAGTAACTCATCTGGACCTGGGGGATTAATACCTTTTATTGAATGTGCTTCTGAGGCAAAATATTTAAGTAAGAACGAATTTAGGGCTTCTGCTTGTTGAGGTGTATTCGCTGCTTTTATATCTAAATGTCTCCCATTAAAGTCATAACCTAACACTATATAACTATCCAAATATTCACTAAGTATGGAGGATATCCTATAGGCTAAATCTTTACGTCGCTTAAACGTTTTTTTCTCCTTTATATTTTCCCTTAAAGCACGTTCAACCAATTCTCTCAGCTCTTCGTCATTCTCGAAGGTTTGATCTTGATCTTCATCGCCCATATTGTTATTTATTTAAGAAAACTACTTTCATCCTTTTGCCGAACTCCGCTCTTTAAAAGCTTCTGCACAACGACTTCAATAGAATCAGTCTTTAGACTAAAATTGTTATTAAAGATTTGATTACCGTCATTAAATTGAAAGAGGTATTCTCCTTTAAAAGGGGTATTTTCAAAACATGTTATATAAACTGAAGCACCGGATGGGTCAACTAGTACAGTCCATTTTCGAGGATCAGATTCACTGTATTTTGTAAAGATACGTAAAGTAACGAAATCATTATCTTTAAGACGTTTGATAAAATACCCCGGCGTTTTAAGTTTATTTTTCTTTTGGTTTGCGGTCATTGAGTTAAGGCTGAAATTATATACTTTAATTTAATATCATTGCTTTGAATATCAAATACAACGACACCGTATTCAGTATTAACCCTTACAGTAAATTCATCATCAATAACCGATAAAAGTCTAATATTGTCTAAATTAACCGGAATTGGATCTAATGTAAAGTCAGCATCACACACTGATAACGTAAAATTATCTGTATTGTGTCGAGCTCTATCTGTAAGCTCTGCCATTAACTTATTATTATCAGTATAGAAATAAATTTTGTTAGTTTCATGAGCAAATCCGCAGCCCTTAAAAATACGTTGCAAGGTATTTCTATCTAATTTAAATTCAACATCGTATGTAAACTTATTAATTTTATCCAAGTTAATATTAGGGCGGGTAATAAAACCTTCTTCGTAGAGATGGTATTTAAACTTAATATCAGTTCCTTTATACTCGATGTTGTTTTGATTGACAATTAGATCTACATTTTCACCCTCGATAGTATCGAGAACATGTTTTAGCTTTTTAACATCGGGTATATTTAACGTACTATTTGATCCTTGTATACCGGATAAACCTGTATGAAGAATTAAAGTACTATCTATACTCGACACAAGAGCAGATACTTGCCCATCTTTAACATCAAGTATTACGCCTTGATCATTAATTTTAGATATTGCATCTAAAAATTTTAAAAATTCACTTTTGTTTACTAGCTTTAGAAGATTTTCCATTATCTAATTTTAGACTAATTTCTTTAAGAAGCAAATTTTGCTTTTCTAGTAAGCTAATCATTTTATCTACTTTTGATGGTTCTGAAAAATCCAAATCCATCTGATTGCTACTTTCTTGTGTAAGAGTTTGATTTAATTCTCTTTGAGCTTGCTCGGGTGTTACCGGTGCAACTTCCGTAGGTAATGCTTCTGGTGGTTGCTCTTGCTGAGGTACTTGCAGAGGTACTTGCTGAGGTACTTGCTGAGGTACTTGCTGAGCTAGTGCTTGCCGTTGTACTGTTGGCATTTTTGCTGTCTGTTCAAAAACTTGTTTTAGTTGATTCGAATTTGGTGATAAATTTCCACTCTGACCAATAATCATTTGATCTTGTTTATGAGCATGACCATAAGTCTGCCCCATAAACTGCATAACAGCAGCCTTCTGTTCTGGTGTCATTGGTGGCTCTTGCATATTAAAGATCTTTTAACAGGTCGTCAATATCTTCTTCTACCGTGTCATTAGCAACAGCTACCGGCTCTGGCTCAGTCGGTGTTACATCCGGTACTGGCGCTGTAGTCTCCGGAGCGGAATCTTCAGTCTTACAATAGTAATGCTCGTTAAACATTTCCTTAAGATCATCATAAGACTTAAGAGTAAATACCTCGGTAAGATCAAACACACCGTCGTAAATATCCTTTTGCTGATCTTCTGAAAGATCAACTTTACCAGCAGCGGTGAATCTTGAAGAAACGTATGTTGGAAAATCACCTTGCTGCTCAACCTTAATCTTAAAGTTTACACCTTCAGAACCAAGATCGAAAATACGTGGACCAAACTCTTCAGCATCTTCACCTTCAATAGCTTCAGTAATAATTTTTTGAAGCTGCTTACCGTATCGAAGAATTTTTACTTTACCGTTATTATCCGGATTAACAGGATCGTCAATAACATACACATTAACAAGCCATTTCTCCAAACGACGAACAGCACTCATCTTTTCTTTATCTTCTTCACTACCAGTACGAAGAACCTTAAAACGCTCTTCAGCGATAGGATCACGCTCACCAAACGTCTGCGGACTTAACGTCTGCACATACTGTCCAGTAGCAAAGGAATTCCACCCGTGATTGTAATAGTGAAAAAATGTCTTACTAGGATCTTTTGCAAAAGGCAAAAGTCTAACCGTAAACGTATTACCGACCTTAGTCTGCATAATCTCGTTGAATGTAGCAGAGCCCTTACTATCAGAGCTTGCTAGCGCGTCTTTAATTGATTGAAACATTGAAGTATTAAAAGTACTCATGCCATAATTATAGTAACTAAGAACCAAACTTCAACAGCTTTTGTTCTATTATTTTTAACCCTTTTATAGCTTTATCTTTCAAAGTTTTGGAACTTAAAAACTTGACACGTGTCTTAGAATATAGTTCTGTGAAGTTGGGTATAAACCAATTGAATATTTCTGTATCTATATTTTTTACACCTGTATCGATAAAAAGAGCGTGTAGTGTATAAAAATTGATACGATGGTTCTTTAAATGCCAAAATACTTCTGGTGTCGCGCTAGCTAAAACAGAATCTGGTATATATGTCTTATACTTTTCGAGTGTTATTTTTTCTTCGGAACAGTAATTATAGATAAACTTTAAACATTCCTTTAATGTGCTAATAGTATCTTCACTATCCGGGTCTCGTGTTTCTTTATCTTTACAATATAACGAATAGCACTTTATAGCTCTTCTCGTATTAAAGAACGACAAATCAAAGTACTCATCCGGGCCATATACTTCATATGGCGCTATAAAAAAATCACTATAGTTAATATGCGAATATTTTGATAAAAGGTTATTAAGCTTTTTAAGAGCTACTTCATCTTTACTAGCTATATTGTCAAAATTTTGCCTTAACCGAACTGGTTTGTTCTTTGCTTTTCTCGATGCGTATAAAAAACTGTTATATATAGATTTTTCCTTTTCATTAATCATAACTTGATGTTTGAATTAGCATTTAGGAACTTTGTAATATATTTCGATTTAGTAATCGAAGGTTCAAAGTCTATAAATAGTTTAACTACATCAAAGTTAGTTTCAATGGTTAAAAGGTCTTTAAGAATATTACGGAGACGTTCTTCTTGTAATACAAGTATAAAAACATTTTGTAACGATAGTTTTTTTCCCTTTAATAAGGAACAAAACGTACAAAAGCACATTAACAAGTGGTCAGACTCATCCTTAATTAACGTTGAAGAGGGTGATTTTGGAGCGTTAACGATTAACATGGGGTAAATTCCTTGGTTAAAGTTGCAAATTTATTAGTTAACTTACCACCCGCTGCTGAGGCATGCCCTCCTCCATCACATAGCTTTTGAGCTAGTATACTAACATCAACGTCACATAGTTTCGATCTTCTAAATGACACTGTCTTGGCCTGCGTATTGACTATAATGCTAATATCAGCTTTATATTTTTTTATCAAGTAGTGAGCAAGTTCATTTATTGCATAGTTTGCAAAAGTAGCAATAACATTGTAGTTTTTAACGGTACCCTTAAAGGTATCGTTAGTCAGCTGGTCTTTAAATTTTTTAAAGTATAGCTTAATAGCGTTTTTTTCTTGAATAGTAAATTCTCTCAACCCAGTTTCAAATGCATTAATAAAATTTTCCGTTTTTGGAGAATTGAGATTATAATATATTGCATTTAATTTTAAAGAGTCTTTATTTTCCGCATTATACCAATCATATGATTCAATACATTTTATTAAGTCAATTTGTTCAGTCGTTAAATCGGATAGATGAGATTTAAACTTGTCGTATATTAAACTCACACTAGAATATGTATCTGAATCAATTATAACTTTAGCTTTTTTATATAAGTGTTTATTAGCAGCGTGGTTTCTATGTGTATCAATAACTACAACATTTTCTTTATCGACAAGGTGTACTTGTTCAGATGTTAAATCTAGATCAGCTATATACACTCTATCGTAATGCCCAAGAGTATGCAAAGCGCCTTTAAATCTACCCGTTAATGTGGATTCAGAGACATCCTGTATGCTAAACGTATCAGCACCTTTATATAACCACTTTAATAGCAGCGCTGAACCGGCGCCATGTAAATCGGTATCTGTCCATACTTGGATGTTCACTATTACTATTTACAAAGAGTTCCTTACGATGCAAGTCCGGCTAACGCGTTAAGGGTTTCCATACTATCATCCTCAAATTCTACATCATCTGCTTCTTCGATAGTAAGTGTAGAGTAGTTAATACGCATAGCTTGTGATGTTCCTCTCGGGCCATACCGGTTTTTCATCATACCGAGTCTAATAATTCCTAATTCTCTATCTTCTTCATTTTGAAAGATAGAGCATATTACGTCTGCAGTTGCTGCAAGACCAATAGATTCAGAAATAGTAGCTAGATCAGGATTATCGGTATCAAATCCCGCTCGATTTAACTGCGTTGCAGAAATAATAGGACAATTAAACAAATAACTCATAGCACGTACTTGTTCAGTGACGTGCTTAATTCGCTCATATGAGTTATTACCCATTGTAGAGTGCATAAGGTTAAGATAGTCGAGTACAATTGCATCTAGCTCAATACCTTGTTCTTGAAACTTCTTAATAAATCCTTTTAACTGGTTAGGGGTAATAGTAGAAGGTGGAAACTCTTTAATAAAAATCTTACCTTTTTCTTCACTAATTGCTTGTTTAATAGCAGGGGTATTACCTGCCAACTCTTTCATAGGTACCTTAGTAACGTTAGTACAAATACGTCTTGCGTATAACAGCTCTGACATCTCAAGCGTAACAAGTAAAACGTTTTTACCTTCATGAGCAATATTATGTGCTATGTTACCTAAAAAGATAGACTTACCTATATTTGTCTCACCGGCGAAAACATACAGTGATTTTCCAGCTTCCAAAAAACCACCACCGAGATTATTATCTAACCATTCCCACTTACTTGGAATATGCCGTTCTACAGAGTTAATATCATCTATTAGTGTATCGATATTAGTATAAAGATCTAAACCTAAATCTGTTACAAGACTTATATTACAAGACTTTTCAAATTTATCTAAAACATCAGACGTATCTACCTTACCACTTGATACATCTTCTGCTACGCCAAGCATTGTATGATAAACAGCCTTTTCTTTTAGGAACTGTTCCGTATTATCATACAATTCATCGCGATCTAGGTTCTTATCAATATCATTAAACGATTGTACTAGTTCTTTAAACGAACTCTTTTGTTCATCAGATACTAAGTACGATTTAATTTCCGTTACAGTAGGAAGCTTGTTTCGGTTTTCCGAAAAGTCTTTAATAATACCAAAAATACTCGCAATTGCTTTGTTTTTAAAGTAATCTGGTTGAACAAAGTCAGCAATTGAAGCAAGATAAGTCCCATCAGTAAGAGACTTATACATAAGGACATTTTCAAAATAATCTAAGTCCAGTTTACTCACAATACAATAATATTATAGGTTATTTCGTTTTCCACTTATCTAAGAACCACTGCTGACCTTCATTAAACTCCTTTGTGAACGAAGTAAGACCAGGAGAGTTATGTGTTATTAAAATGTCCCCTACACCTAATTTAAATCCCTCTTTATGACATTGCATAGAATAATCTAAATCATAAAAATGCCACTTTGATGGGCAATCTTCATCAAAACGAACTTTTTCAAACACGCGTCGATGAATTGCTAAAAAGACTCCATCGAGTAATACGACTCGCTTCGGGTATTTTCCAAAGGCTGTCATATGTTTATTATTTTCATCACCGTGAGCAACTGCACCATATAAATTACCGGAACTAAAACCACCACCCATAAGATGCCATAACGCTGGTGGCTTTAGTTTAACCTCTGTAGTTCCAGCGCACCCTATAACATCAAACTTTTCAAATAGACTATCTAATTTACTATCAGAGTAGTTTTCTAAAATAACATCATCGTGCACTAATACCAACTTTTGTACATCTTCTTGAATTGCAAAATCAATAGCTTTATTATACACCTTTTGTAAGGAGTTTTTATTATTTTCTTTAAAAACAACAGTATCTTTTTCTGTTGTTTTCCATAATAAAGTATCTTTTTCTTTACCTGCTGTTGCTGAGAATATCATTGTATCCATTATATAAACGAGAATGGTGAATCATGTTTAAATTTACCTACCTTATTCCACCTCCGTGTTCTATTGTTAAGTTTAACTATAACCCCTTCTGGAATTTCTTTAAATCCTGTACCTGGCATCGTCGAGTAATCACCTTTTGTGTTGCAATGAAGAATTGATCCCGACCTTGCAAGGAACACTTCATTTGTATCACAAAAAACAATGCTTAGAGCATACGTGCCAGATAATAGTTGTAATGTTTTCTTGATAATAGGAACAGGGTTAACTATTACTGTTCCTTTACCGTGTTCTGTTTGTGTAAAGTGCTCTAGAGTATTAGCAATTACCGCCGTATCAACATTATTTTGTATAAAATTACAGTATTCTCTCTTTACTTTCTTATGATTAGTTAGAACCCCGTTATGTGAAACTAACCACGAAAGAGATTCAAAAGGATGCGAAGTATCATACTCCCATGTTCTTTTAGCAGAAGTTGGAGCCTGGACATGTCCTAAGAAATAATTAGCAGCCGGCTCGTGTGTATATTTATCGAAGTTTATATCACCTTTCTTTTTACGTATAAATTGATCGTCATCTGATAGACTTACAATGCTACTAGCAAAATTACCCCTCTGTTTGTTTGCTTCGTACAATACTTCAAACATAGAAGTATCAAAAGATCCAAAAATAGCGCACATATATTATATTAGTATATGATAGCTATTATTCAATCTTCCCAATCAAACTTAAAGCCGGGTTCCCACATATATGAGTTATCAACATACCGACTCGAGGGACCATCCGGTCCTTCTTCTCTAATACGTTCACAGATTTTTCGCATTCTTAGTATATGCGGGCTAGGTTCAGCTACAGACTTTCTACGCTCTTCTGGAATCCTCCAAAACAAATCAATATTACCAAACTTACTGTCTTTAGCTAAGCTATAATCCGGATAATCAACACCATCAATAGTAAACCACTTTTTCTTTTTCTTTTTAGTTTTTTCAATTCCTAAATTTTTAAGTGTCTTTTTACCTAATCCTTTTACTTTAAACAGATCTTCGTTATTTCTAAAAGGCCTAAACCCAAGTATACGTTTAGCTGTTGTCCTCCCTACACCGGGCAGTTTACACAGCTCTTTCTCTGTCAATTTGTTAAAATCCTTATAATTTAGCTTCATAGGTATAAATATATTATATGAGTTCCTTCGATTATACCGACAATTTTAGCGGCTTTAATGATTTAATCAACAGAGCGGATTTTCTTACGGAGATGGCAGATTCAGCAAAAAAAGCAATTGCACAGCTTGCCAAGACAAAAGACGGAAAGGTTGGATTAAACGATCTTATTAAGATGTATCAACATAAAACTAAAGGTACATCCCCAGCTGCATCGTATGCAAAAAATATGTTATGGCTTGTAGCTATGGCAGAGCAAGACTTTATTACTGATGAACAGAAAGAATTTATTAAGAAGACCACCAACATGGGATCATCCACTGCCTTCGCGAAGGCAGTTCAAGAAGTTGCTCCTGAAGCAACTGAAGCTCTATACGGAGAAGGACAAAAAAGCGAAGACCTTATAAAATTTGTTGGTGACAATTCGATTGTACTGCTTAGACGCGCTATAATGAACATGCCTGGTGATAATTTTATATATATTGGGCCTGATGTAGAGGATAAAGAGCTGGATGCAGCAGTAAGTAGTCAAAAAGTTGAAGATGATATTGAAGATGTAGCTGATGATATGGAAAGTCGATTTGAAAAGGGTGTTTTAGGAGGAATCCGCGGCGGAGTTGATTACGAAAAAGAAATACAAGATTTACCTTTTGATGATGTTGATGTTAGTCTTGAAGAGCTGGAAAATAAGGACGAAATAGCTGCTAAAATAGTAGAATTAATTAACACAACAGGCAACTTAACGGCAGAAGTTACGCCAATTGGATTTAATATTGAGGGGCCGGTTGGTGTGTTTGTAGATTCAGACACAATAACGGATCAAATGAACAGACTTATAACTAAGTATTTTCCAAATGTCGGGGGAAGAGATATCCCTGTGAGGCTTAATACTAGTGTTGGGGAAGAAGATTACGAGCAAATAGATGACGAAGAATACGAAGGACCATCAATGGCTAATAACCCGGGAGGTGCTCCTAGTTCTTACGCGCAGGGCGAAGAGGGCGGCGGTTTAACTACGCCTGAAGATGCAGAGGATGAACTTGATCACTTCTTAACTAAAGAGCAGCCAGAAGATAGAATCCCGGCTACAGATTATGAAGATGTGTTAGCTGCTCTTGTTGATGATGATAAAAAGAAACATGCTATAAAAAGGCTCTATGGAGATGATGATGACCCGGGTCATATTGACGATATGCGCGCAGAGTATCCGCCAGATCCATTTGGTGGTGGGTATGAAGATGAAGAAGGTGATGCCGAGACTCATAAATTACGTAGAATGGCTGAAGATATTTTAGGTAATCTCGAGGACAGTGGATATAGAGAGCTTGCAGCTCGTGGAATTTCCGG